CCACCAGAAAAACCACACCCCCACACCCACCCCCACATAAATCCAACCAAACCACACCACCCAAAAACCCCACACAACGCCGCCCCAGAGGGGTTTGGCGGTTCGAAAAAGTTTGCGGGGCTTGTGGGTCTGGGTGTGTTGGGGTGTTGGTGTGTGTGTTGTTGGTGTTGGTGTTGGTTGTGTTTTTTGGGTTTGGGGTGTTCGTGTGTGTCGGTTGTTGGTGTGGGACAATGTGGGTATGGCTGATCGTGTGAGTGTTGATGATGTGGGGTTGGATTTCGATCCTTTTGAGTCCCGGTTGCGTGTTGCGAGGGGGCCTTCGCCTGCTTGGTGTGAGGCTGCTGTTGTGTCGTTTGGTCGTCGTGACTTTGTGAAGGGGATGAACTATACGAAGCCGGAGTTGCGTGAGCGGTTGAAGCGTCGCATCATGGCTGGAGGCAAGGGTGGGAGTCCCGGTCAGTGGTCTGCTCGCAAGGCGCAGTTGTTGGCTCAGGCGTATCGCAAGGCTGGTGGCGGTTATCGTGGTGGGAAGTCGAAGCGTCAGCGGTCGTTGTCGAAGTGGACTCGTGAGGAGTGGACGACTTCGGATGGGAAGCCTGCTCGGCGTGCTGGTGGGACGACGAGGTATTTGCCGAAGAAGGCGTGGCGCAAACTGTCCACGGGTGAACGTGCTGCTACTAATCGCAAGAAGCGTGAGGGGTCTCGTGAGGGTCGGCAGTTTGTGTCGAATACTGAGAAGGCGAAGCGTGCTGGTCGTCAGGCTCGTGGTCCTGAGGGGAAGGATGGTGGTGATGTGGATGCGGTGTCTGGTGGTAGGCGTGAGCCTATTACTGGGGATCGTAAGCCGCAGAGGCCTACGGGTGGTAGGTACTAGTATTACAGTGTGATGTACATATTGAGATATGTGTTGACATGGGTCAAAGAGTTGACTAACCTCACCCACATGACACGACGCATCCAAAACACCTTCATCACCATCGGCTTCCTCACCACCCTCCTACTCACCATCCTCGCCTACAACACCACCCAAACCTTCACCTGCCACACACCGTGGGCAGACGTCAACCACAACGACTCCTACTGGACCATCGTCAACACACACTGCGAAGGCAACATACGAAACGCCGTTGACGAAACCATCACACTCAACAACGGTCGCCTCACCATCCACACAGGCGAAACGATCTACCTGCCATTCAACCCGTGATCACCACAGGGAACGCAACGGATCAAACCGTTTAGGGATCACCCTGAACAGATGACCAGTGAGAGCAAGCCACGCCAACACCACACCAAACCTGCCCACCCTGTGTGAGAACCAGCCGAAGAACGCCGCACTCAACGTAGACCTCTCAGACCTGATAGCGAACAGGTCATACACAGCGACATAGAGAGCCAGCCCCACCCAAGCCGCCTCACCACCCCGCCTCACCAGTCACCACTTACCAAGAGGACAAGAGGCCCGCTTCACCTTCACCTTCACAGGCATGAAGCAACCACACTCACGACACTGACGCAAACCCTTACGAAACCTGTCGCACTCCAAACAGAGCGCATACCTGTCAACCGGCGTCATCCCCACCCTCCAACATGAGAGCCACCACAGACTGCCTCACCCACGAAAAGTACGTCACCACATCAGACAACACATCAGTCACAGCCGGGGCCAGAGGATCACGACCCACATCGTCAGCCAGCACAGATTCCACCTTCACCAGCACACGATCAGCCTCGTCAGACATTTCGTTGAGAAGCCCACGGGTGTCCATGTCAGAACGCCTCCTCCTGTGTGACGAAATGAAGTTCGATGTCACGGGCCGTCTCCCACACCAGTTTGATGACTCCTTCCACATCGGGCCATGACAGACCGCCGATTCCCGCTCCTATCTTGGGGCAAGCAATCGACTTGACATGGTTGGCGACGGCGTGCGCACGCATACGGACGAACGCTTCCTGTACCCACGGTAGAGAGGCTGAGGGACCGGGGTTGTCCTGTGTGGTGAGGTTGTAGATGAGCCGATCATACTCATGGGTGGCGAACGCCATCCCTGTGGTGAGAAGGCCGTTATCGCACGCCTCTTTGTACGTCTGGTACGAATCAGGGTATTTGGTGAACACGGCGTGGGCGAGGCCACCGGTTACCCCACGGATGTTGACACCGTGACAGAGGGCTTCTGTGGGGAGGTCGAAAATGTCGGATTTGGTGTGGTAGATGATCATCTCTGGGGACTTTACAGGAAATGGACCATTTTCACAATACGTCAAGAGGATTTCGTCAAAATCTTGGTCAGCCACGGAGACGCAAGTTACATTTCAGGCAAAACTCGGCCCACGGATAGTAACGACGCATATTCGTCGGATGAGAACAGTCCAAAACGTCCTGAACGTGCGAATTCACCAAATCACGCACCATCTGAGACATCGAAATGTTCTGAACAGACGCAGCACGCTTCCAACGCTCATGCTCAGCATCAGTAGCCCTGATCAACACCTGTTTCGAGGCGGGACTCGTGTCTTCGTCTTCCCGCGCACGAGAAACGACCGCCATGTCCCTGTCACGCATAGAATCGGCCACTTTGTCCATCGCTGATTCCACGTTGTCGTCCACGGGTGGTGTCGGGTCAACAGAATCGATGATTTCGTCACTCATGACGGGTTACGGTATCACTTGTCATCGTCTACGGGCGCAAGTTCCTCAACTTCGACGATTTCGGCGTCAATGATGTCACCCGAACCCAACATTTTCGCTACATCGTCCTCAGGCAACACCCCTGAACGGGCCATCAACTCCAACAGTTGACGGGCCTCCTCCTCAGGCTTGTACGCATCCACAGCAGCGGGACCGCCCTGAACCTCGTTCGCCATCGTCACCCTCACGGGCTGATCCACGTTCGTAGACACATCCATCTGGATTGACAGGTTGTTTTGCTCCATACCCAACAGTTTTGACCGTCTATCCATGATTGACAGCACCTGTTGGATCGCTTTCATGTCAGGTTCGACCGCAACCTCTTGCCCGTCGTCCAAAGTGACCCGCCTGTGCTGAGTCATCGGCCAAATCGCCGCTTGGAGAGCATCAAGACGCTCCAACTCCAAACGCAACACCTCGGGATACGCCATCAACGCTTCCCGGTTCATTTTCTCCAACTGGCGACTGATCGCCGTCGAAACGACACGGGTGGTGACCCCGAACCGCTTCGCAATCTCGTTCGTCGGGACTCCAGCCTGCCGCATCTTGAAAATACGCAAATCTCGTTCCGCAAGGAACTCTCGGGTCAATGATTTTCCGCTGTCGTCACTCATAACTAATCCAAATCGTCCACGCCGAACTGTTCCAAATCGTCCACGCTGATCACACGGGTGTTCTCAGGGTCGTAGGACGCCGGTTCGCCGATCTCCCACGCCTCGTCGTACTTCTTCCATCCGAAAACTTCCACCTGTCTCATTTCTGGCATCACTGGTCGTGCCACAAATAATACTAAACCTTTACCTAACTGGTGGCGACGGACAGCAGCAGTCATACGGGTGCGAATACGACGCACCTCAATGTTGTCACCCACATCAGGCAGATCCCGATACAGATGGTGTTCCGACTTGTGCCACACATGACCAGACCAGTACCGGTTCGTCACCTTCGCAACAGCCAACTCGCAAACACATGCGGCCGCTGACGCTGTGCGCTCGTCCTCCATGAACTCTTTCTTGTAATGCGGGGCGTCGTTCTTGCCCCAGTTCGCAGCAGACCGGCGGGCAGCCACAGAGAAAGCATGGTCATACTCCCACGGGTACAAATCGACAAGTTTCATACCGACATGAACTCCAATACCTCAAACGGAAACTTTTTACCTCTCGTCATCTGTAACGGCCACGCACGCACATCACGGGCACCACGGAAATGGTTGACGTCATACACATACGACCCGTGGGCTGTCGGATCGGGCTGTAACGCCAATCCGAACTCGGGCCAACGTGACCACACCGCTGAACCGAATGGGCGAAGTTCCCGGGACCCCATCGACGCGCCCAGCGGCGCATGATGCTCCAACCAGAGCGCACAGTTGTAGGTCGACCGCACACGATCCAAGTATTTTGCGACTTCGATCGCTACCGCCTCAGACGTTTTCGTTCCCGGATCCAAAAACGCCTTGTAGATCGGTCCCAACACCAGCAGGTCCGGTTCGACCTTCTCAATGTGTTCTTCCAGCACCATCCGGTCCTGTACGGACAGCAAGTTCAGTCCGTCGGGCTTGATCACCAGATGAACATCGCCGGTACGTTCGTAACCCATCGATCGTGCCGCCCCAATGATCGAAGTGGACGTTCTGCGGATGATCCGCTCAGGGTTTTCCAAATCGACCGTCAATGTTCGGATTTTCGGCATCCGTTGGAACGTGAACGGGTTCACACCGAACCCTGAACAGATAGCGATCTGACGGGCAAGCATCGTTTTGCCGACACCCTCAGCGGCGACCACCATCACCCGTTCCTGCCGTTCCAGCAGACCGGGAATCAGCCAGTCATACGAATCGTCGACTTCTTGCTCAATGAAATCAACCCAGTTGACCAGTTTCCCGGTGTCAGGTTCACGATAATCGTCCCCTGACGACAAAGCAATGTCAGCGACACGCAACAGGACAGTTTTCGGGTTCTTCCCCGAATACAACAGTTCAGCGATACGCCTAAACGCATCTTCTTCGGGTGTTGCGGGTTCTACCTCGGGTTCGTCCCCATCCTCCGGTTGTTCCTCCGCTTCAACTGTCTGGCCTTCGAACTCACCAGCAAGGTCCGACGCCGGGACTGGCTGGAGTTCGTCAGTACCGCTTCCCGATTGGAGATGATCGTAGATGTCTTTGTGGGTAGGGCATTTCCAGATCGCGACGTCTGTTCCGGCTTCGGTGAGGAGACGGTTGACGAGGTGTGCGTGGCGTCGTCCGGGTTCGTCATCGTCGATGATGATGTCCACGACTGCTCCAGCGAGAGCCTGAGTGTGTATGTCGAGCCATTTACCTGCCCCTCCGGGCATAGTTGTGGCACAAGCACCCAACGCAATGAGGGCGTCAGCATCTTTTTCTCCTTCCACAAGGAAGATCGTGTCGCCGTTCGCTTTCGCTTCCAGAACGGCAGGCAGGTTGTAGAGAACTTTCGGTGTGTCGTCTAGTTTGTAAGTCCAGCCGCCTGAACCATCAGGTTTGCGCTGTCGGAACGTCTTTTTGCCGTCGGGTTCGGTGTACCTGACCTTTTCGAACAGCAAAGTCCCGTTTTCGTCGGTGTATTCGTATTTGGCGACGAACTTGAGTTTCGGTTTGTCAGACTTCGGATATTGGATGTCGGCGAGACGGGAGTCGTCTTTCGGAAACAGGTCTTTCATTTCCATGCCGCACGCTTTGAGGATGTCGGCTGTTCCGCATCCCCCGTTGCGATGGCAGTACATGACGATCTTGCCGTCGTCGTTTTCCTTGATGGAAAGGGACGGGTTGCGGTCGTCCTGTCGGCATGGGCATCGTGCTTCCCATCCGTTTGCGGACTCGGTGACACCGGAGAGTTTTGCTAAAAAGTCGGAGGTGTGGGCGAACATCAGTTCGGTATGCCTCTCGGCACGCCGCTTCTTGACACAGCAATCTTGCGCCGCCGTCGAATGATGTGTCGCTCACGTTCGTCGTGGCCACCCCACACACCCAACGGTTCGTGACGAAGCGAATACTCCAAACATGGGAAGATC